TCAGTCCTCTTTTTTCTTACCCTTAACTTCTTTTCTTAATTTTTCTCTATCTTCTTTTGGAGGCAGATATTTATCCTCTAAAACAAGTCTGCCGTTATAGTAAGCATCTTCAGCTGTATCAAATCCCGACTTGGTATAAACTTTTCCTTTAACAGTTAATTGAGCATAATATTTATTGTGCCTTTTATCTAACATAACACCTTTAAATCCAGATTTATTATTTTTATATGTCTTATCATTAAATCTCAATATTTGTACACCGTCTATCTGTACATCTGATACCCTAGTATTAACACCAGATTTTTGTAAATAATTTTTACGGCATTGATTGCACCTAACAACATCACCATATTTCAAACTTTTTGATGTAACATTTATAAAATTCCCACAATCACATTGGCACTCCCAATAAAAAGACCCATACTTATCTTTCTGCTGAAGCCTCCTTCTTACTGTTAATTTACCAAATTGTTTCCCCTCTAAATTCTCTTTATCTAAGGCTCTATTTTTTGGTTTCCCATAAATATTTTCCCGATTTTTTCTAGTTTTAATTGCTTCTTCTAGAGTTTTGCAGTACTTGCTCAATATTTTCCCATTTTTTGTAAATGTTGCTCTGTACGGGGATATCTTACTATCGCTAGTGTAGCTAACCCCTCTAGGCAAGTCTTTACTACTCTTTGCCATTAGGATTTTCCTTTTTAAAAATGTCTATCAAATCATCAATATCATTTTTAGTTGCATGATGTCTTACAAAAGTTTTGGCATTAGACCTGTATCTGTTTATTTTTGTCTGTTCGGGATTTCTTTTTTTATAATTTTTAGAGGCTCTGCGTTGAGCCTCTGTTGTTTTTAATTTAGTCATTATGCTCTAAAACCATTTTCTTTTGCAACTGTGATGTAATCTTCTAATTCAGTTAGTTCTACTTCATTGTATTCTACATCTTCATCTTCTAGGTATTGCATAGCATCTGCTAATTCTTTCCACCAGTCAAACTCTTCTGCATCTTCAAAGTATTGACCTTGTTCATCTTCTGCTAAGTAGTCGCTTAAGTCTTCAAATGTTTTAATTTGTTCTAGGTTTTCAATTTCTGCTAAATATCTTCTTGTGTCTGTCATTTTTAATCTCCTTTTATATTTCTTTATCTTATATTTATATTATAACACGGGGGTTATATATTGTCAAGTCTTTTATGCTAATTTTACAGATACTGTCTAATCACCATTTGCTAATTGTTTCTTTCGTTTCTTACCTTGTTGAACTCTTTAGGGTCACACAACAGGTTTAAAAAATCCATAAATTCCATTTCCATGTCTAAACTTTTTACATGCACTTTATTTGATTTATTTAGTTCATCATATTTATCTTTAGTTTTAGATACATCTTTGTTTCTTGTCATTTTTAATCTCCTTTTAAATGTTTATCTTTATCTTTGTTACTTATAGTATACCACGGGGGTTATATATTGTCAAGTGCTTTTTTTACTTTTTTCCTATCTTCTTCATTTAATTTTACAATTTTTAATGCAGTAGCTTGCCAAGATTTATAATCATACCCTCTATTATTAACTTCTTTGCTTATAGCATTGTTTACTTTAGCAGAATTAACTCTAGCCATTCCTACTTCGTATTTATATTTATCAGTTATTTCTTTCTGGATTATTCTGTATAGTTTTTTAACCTCTTTGTAATTTTGTAACTCTTGATTTGTAAATGTTGTTTTCATTTATTTCTCCTTTTGTGTATCTCTTATGTTACTTATATTATATCACACGGGTGTTATATGTCAAGTTTTTTTTCATTTTTTTTTAAGATATTTTTAACTTTTTTCTAAGAGACTCTGTACCCCTTGTAATCACTAGCCTAAGCTCTATTTTGCGATATAAGCGTTTTTTATTATTTAGGCATACTATAGGTATACTAATTTTAAGTATAAATGAAGATATTTACGATATTTTCGATTATCGCGACAAGATTTAGATTATAAATTCAAATTTTGGCACTTTTTTGGATTTACGCACAAAAAAAGAGATAACCCCAGGTGCTTAGGATTCTATCCTAGCATTAATCCTTCTCAAGTTATCTCAAATTCAGCCTTGATAGACACTTCTATCTTTCCACTACTCACGGAGGGACTTTTCCGCTTTCCAACTAGTCTTATATACTATACTACAAACAAAAAATCCCACCACAAGGCGGGAAAATTTGTGCCAGCTTCCGCACGGCAGTTCATCTTATTTATATTATACCATTCAAAAAAAGCCCCACCAACATCAAGACGGGGCGGGCAAGAGATTTCAGAGGACTTTTTGTCCTTTCATAATTATAATGATGTTTTTTTACTTGCCTTGTTAATTGCATTATACTTTAATCTACTAGATTATACTATTTTTTATTTTTGCTCTCCCAGACTTTTGCCTCGATCGCTTCATTTAAGAACTTGTTAGAGTTTTCAAATTCCTGTTCAAGGATTTTCTTTGTTTCATCGTCGAGCATTTCTATAACTTTGACCTTAGTAGAGTTAAAAGCTTCTTCTGCTTCCGCCTTTCCAAAGCCTCCTTTATCTTTTAGATCCTGTACAAAGTTTTGATTTGTGATATTGACTGCAAGTGTTACTATTTCTAGGGCTTTTTCAATAGCTCCTCTTACTCTTTCGTCCTTGATTTTAGCTTTGTTTTCATTTACATATTCTGTAAGGTATTTTAATCCTACAAAAAGAGCTGCTGTTAGTACTGTTAAGATTATATTTGTTAGTATATCGTTCATTTTTTCCTCCTAAATTTCTGTACTAAAAAAGCGACTACAAACGTAATCGCTTAATTCTTATATGCTTAATTTATATAAAGCTAATTGATTTAAAGAAATCCCCTCATCCTCTGCTTCTTCTGCTAGTTTTTTATGAAGTGATTTAGGCAATCTTAAATTAAATTTACCTGAATATGTCTTATCAACTGGTTCTGGAATTTTTTCTTTATCTTCAATCATCACTTCCAAATTGCTTGCTAGCATTTCCATTACTAAATTGTAGCATTCTTCAAGGGTATCTCCATCTGCCCTTACTTCAGGTATTTCTTGAACTTGCCCAAAGTAATAATCGCCATCCTCATCTTTAACTTTATGAATTTTGACATTCCATGGTAAAGATAAATAATAGTTTAACTCTTTCATAAAAATGTATTTGACTAGTCTTAGGGGAGCTAATCCTCCCCATCTAGTATTTTCAGTAGGTCTTCAACTTGATATTTCCTTACTGGGTTTCTAGCTAAAACCAAGTTAAAAACTTTACCGTCTGACTTTCTTTTGAAAACTTGATGACTACCAGCGTTGGATTTTCTTCTTTCAAACCCTTCCCATTCTAACACTTTTTCAATTTCGTCCGGACTAATGTTATTGGGGCTGGTCTTCATCTTCTTGATAAGCTTATCTTTTTTAGTCAAATACTTTTCACCTCCTGCTATTATAGTACTATATATGGTATCATTTGTCAACTAAAAAGTTAACCACGGTCTAGTGTCTCCACTAAGTCTTCTATAAGCTACATATCTTCTTTGACCGCTCCATGAGATATAGGATATCCAACGATACCCGTCTCCTTCATATACGCTGTCGTAGTTGATTTTAGCCCCCATAGGGTAGGTTGCCACTATAGCAGAGTCAGTACTGGCATCTGCTCTGACATTTACCGCACATTGAGTCCATGCGGACCAGTGTTCTTCTTTGATGAATTTCTTACCGCCTGTATTAGCCTTAGGCTTGCTTACACTAGGTCTAGAAGTGTTAGGATATCTAGGTCTAAAATATCTCTCATTCCAGCTCCTTTGCCTATCTAGGTAGTAGTCAATAGTATCTGCATCGTTGTATGAAATGCCGTCGTTAGTGTAGTTAGAGTGGACGATTCCGTCCTTTTTGTAAAACATTCCTGTGTGCCCAGCAGCTCCTAGGCTGGTTCCCTCTCCACCTCTGATAAAGATATCACCAGGTCTAACATCTTTGTAGCTGTAGATCTCATCTAAATAAGTTCCCTTTAATTTAAAGAGTGTCTCTGTATTACCTATAGGTGTTCCTTTTGGCAAGACTCCACCTGCTATAAGTGCATTGTATTGACTTGATGAACAGTCATAAAAATCAGGCCCATATCTATTCACCATGTCGTAGTGGATTCCTCTTGATCTGTGATGGTTTTTATACCAGTCTAGTGCTTCTTTTACTCCCATAATTACCTCCTTGTGATAATGCTTGTGATTAGTTTTTCGCTAAATTTCAACATTCTTTCTTTTCCTTGTGCATATCCGTGTGCACATCAAAAGGACTAGCTTGTGCTAGCCCTCATTGTCCTTCTCATTATCAATTATAATATTATCAACTTTAGTATTTAAAACAGTAACATCCTCTTGTATTTTCTTGACCCCTTGCTTAATCTCAGCAAGGGAAGCTCCAGAAGAAGTAGAGTGTACCTCTAGTTTCTCTGATAATCCGCCTAGTTTGCTATTAGTTCCATTAGTACTTACCGCAAACTTTTCAGTAAGATCAATTAGCTTTTGGTTACTTTCTATCTGTAACTGCCTATCTTCTCTCCTCTCCTCTCTTTTCGTATTAGTATCATCTATATATGTCTTCAAGAAGATTGCTGCTATTATTACTAGCGGACCATTTTTAACTATAGCTGCTGCTAACCAATCAAGTGTCATTTTATCACCTGCCTTTGTATCAGTAACCTATTAATCAACCTTCAATTAAATTCCAACCGTCAGGATATCCGCTTGGACTATAGGTGTTATTGTCTATGATTGACTCGTATATAGCCCCTTCAAAGCTTACCTTGTCCCCTTTCTTGTAAGCATCATGAGCCCCTGTAGGTTGCTTAAATTCTCCCACTACCTCAGTTTCTTCTCCATCTTGATTTGTGATTTTGACATCAAGGAACTCTTTATATAGGGCTGGTGTTGATGATGGAATCCAGGTCCTTTGGCTTCTATGTTCTTGTATAACTTCATAGATTCTTCCCTCAAAGTTAAACTTGTCGCCTTCCTTGTACTCTTTATTCTCTTGGTACTCTTCGTATCTAGATAGGATTTCTTCCTTTTGATCGTCGGACAAGTCTTTAGCAAGGGTTATGGTCTTAAGTATAGACTTTATTGATTGTTCTTGCTCTTCCTGTCTTTGGGCTAGGTCTTCAAGGGCCCTTGATGGATTAAATTCCCTAGCAAGCTTTGCGATTGCCCTTTGCTCTAGGATTTCATCGTCAACTTCCGTCATATCTCCCTTAAAAGATACGACAAAGTCCCTATAAGGCTCTTGTAGTGTGAGTCTTACTTTAGTTTCGTCAGTTCCTGTGTAGTATGCTTTTTGTATTCTGTACATATTCGTACCTCCTTAATTTTTATATATAAAAAAGAGAGTCTAAGCTCTCTTAATTACCTTGGTTGTATTTCTTTGTAATCTCCTTCGGGTGGGAGTAGGGGTCGTTTGTCTTTAGGTAAGTCTCCTTTAGATGATACGAAGATATCTCCTATTTCCCCTTCAAACAAACAAATGCTTTCTAGGGTAACATTAGCCCCGCTACTTGACCTTATGTGCATAGGTCCTGTGATTTCCGAACCTTTTAATTCTATATAATTAAAATCACCTTTAGTTTGATAAGGCTTATATTGACCCTTATAGATATCTATATTACCTTCTACACGGCCAAAAAAACCTATATAGTAGGTCTTATCATTATTTAGTGCTAGGGTGCTTTCTCTTAATTTATCTATGGTAAATCCGGCCATAGATGTTCTTAAATCAGTTACATATACTCTATTATCCTTTAAGCTAATATTTGCCATAGTCTTGTCATATACATATTCTGGAATTTGAAGTCGTCCACCATTGAGTAGTAGGTTGTGCTTAACTAACATAAAGCACCCCCATTCTTAACTGGTCGAAATCGACTAGTTTTAAGCTTAGAGTGGGTACACTTCCTGGAATACCCCCCCCCCCGCTAGATAAATGGCTTGTTTACTAGGTTCTAAGTCCGTTTTGCTAGGAATGTAAAAGCTATTTCCATTACTTACTTCTAATTTACTTTGGGTTAAATAAAATGTTTTTCCTAAATCGTATTCTTTGAATCTTATAAACCAACTTAATGTTTTATATGTTTCTGGAATATTTTTTGTCACCAAAGTAAACTTATAAAATTTAGGTTCATTTGTTCCTGCTGGATAGTGTATAGTTCCAAATTGATAATAAGGGGCATCACTATAATGGACAACAAAATTTCTATCCTTTTCTAAAGGTTCTTTAGGTGCAAACCAGAATGATAAAGTGGTATTTCCGCTTTTAAAGTTATTCCAAAATTCATCTTCTATCACAACTCTATAGTCGTATACACCAGTATTTTCCATTCGTGTTACTTCTATTGTATTTTTATTACTTTTTTTAATAAAGTTTCTATTAATAATCACGCTGCAACCTCCTTCCTATAAGAAGATTGCCTAGGGAACTTAAGAGATTGGGAATATCTCTTCGAACGTACCCCCCCCCCGATAAAATATTGACGTTTAGCCGTTTCTAGGGTTTTTTCACTTGGAACAAATATGGGATTCCTGTTTTCACCTTCTACAATTTCGATTTCAGACCATTCAGCTCCCATATTATTTGTTTTTGAAGATAAAGCGGTATAGCACAATATGGAGTTCGCTTCTGCTATATAAGTAAAGGTAAAAGTTAAAAATCCATCTTCTATAGATTTTACTTGATAGGCACCGTAACTTTTGTACCTTTCATTATGACCTTGGACAATATGGACAAAATTGTCAATTTCTCGTCCCTCTCCTGGTATTTGTTTCATTTTGCAAGAAAAAGTATAAGTCTCTCCTGCTATCAATTTAGTTAAATCACCAATATACCTTGCCATAGTCATATCTTTAGGCTCTGCAATAATTTTTCTATCACCTTCGTACAAATTAGGGTTAATTAACATAAACCAACCCCCTTGTCTCCACTATAGAGGGTAGACTTCGTGATACCCCCCCCGATTGGGAAAATGGCTTGATTCTCGGGTTTTACGTTGCTTTTATGTGGTAAGTAAGGTGTCATCTTGTCTCCTTTTTCTAGTTTTATATTGGTGTATCTAGCACTTACACCATCAGTACTGCCAGTCAACCCTGCATAACAAGCTATTCTATGTGTAGAATCTCCTTTATATACAAAAGTTAAGCCACTACGATTTTTTGTACTAAACATTGAAATTTTGCTATAGACTGTGTAAGTTTTATCAAACACAATAACTTTACCTTCACTGCCTTCGCTTAAATCTAAATTAGCTGAAAAAGTATAGGTGGCACCTTCAACTAAATTAAGACTATCTAGGAATACCGCCCCATATCGATAAGCGATATCCTTTGCTTCTAAAACTATTGATGATTGTTTGATTAAATTCTCATTAACAATCATAGCCCCTCCTCTCTTATAACTGACACCTTATCCTCTGGCATAGTAACAGTCGTAAAAATCATCTCCCCAGTAACCTTCTTGCCAAAATCAATTTCATAATCTTTAATTTGGGGATATACATGGATAGCATATCTTAAGTCTTCGTCGGTCATAGAGTAAAAAAGGATAACTCCTTGGCTGGTTGACTTTATTCTGAACCTATACTTGTCTGAGTCGACATTGACCCTCAAAAAGTCATTGGCTACCAGTTTGCCTATCTCTTTAGGCTTAAATTTTACCTGTCCGTCCTCAATGTATGGGTCTAGGACATATACCATATCATCTTGGTACTTGACCTCACTATCAAAAATAAGGTCCTTAAGCTTTTGTACTTCATCATCTACCTCTGTCTTATCTGCTTTAGGCTCTAATTTTTTATCTATATCCTTATCAAGATTATCAAGCTTAGTCTTGTACGCGTTAGTAAAGTTATTATCACTAAGTCCCTTGCCTGGCTCTTTGCTTACATAGTCTTTAAGTAGGCCCGCTACGTCCGTTTTTACTGTATCAGATATATTCTTAGCCTCAGAGTCTATATCTTTAAGGGCTTGGTCTTTCTTGCTTCCTATAAGGCTTATCGCTTCCGTGCTACTGGTTTTTATCTTATCACTTTCTGCCTTGCCAGCTTTCCTTATATCGCTTATACTTTGGCTTTTACTGGCTTCTATATTCTTTAGATACTCATCCCCTGTAGTTGATACTTCTCTAGTTTTGGTATCGACATAAGAGGTAAATGTGTCCTTCTTATTTGTTATAATCGTGATAGTTTGCTTGAGCTTTTCATCAGCTTGCTTTTGGACATCTGCTGTGATTTCCTCCAGGGTTTGCTTTGCTCGCTCGGCTGTTTCTTTGTCTGGTAGGTTCTTAAAGCCTTGGGTAACTCTTACAATTAGATCCCTATCACTTGGAAAGACATATCCGGCCACGCTTATATCAAGAAGATAGTCATCTACCGCAAGATTACCGGGCAATGAAAAAGAGACTTCCGCACCTTTTACTGTAGTGGTCGTCTCCCAAAATTTACCATGATTTGTATATAAGGCTACCTGTGCCGACTGGCCATCAAGCTTTTTCTCCCTACCTTTGGCATCTTGGAGGATAAAGGATAGGACAGAGGACCTATCAGCCTGCTTGATGACGGTACCGCCCTCAATTTGCCTTAGATTAGTAGTATCCATCTACTCACCTTCTTTTTCGTCTTCTTTGTCTTCTTTATTTTCTGATTTTTCTTCCTTAAGTTCTTTTAGTTCTTTTCTTAATTTGTCATTTTCTTTTTGTAATTTTGCTATTTCAACTATGCACACAGCATTTTCATAATCTCTTGCTTTTAATTTGTCCGCATATACTTGCACAATTGGGTCCATAAATCCTCCTATATTATTTAGTAGCTACTTCTCTTAAGCTTCCGCCTACGCTTACTTTTACAACTCCATCTGTATTGATGAAAATTCCATTGCCATCATAATTTTCAAGAGCTATTCCGTTGTTGTATTCCCTTAATCGCATTCTCTTAAAGTGTATGATATTTTCAAACTTTGATTCTCCCTTAAATCTCACACCCTCATTCATAATAATGGGGTGGGCCGCTCCTCCATCTCTCGTATAGTTCCATCTATCAAAAGACATATAGCGTATCCATCTTCTAGAATCATTATCATAGTAAGTAAATATCATTTGTCCTGTAGGATAATGCCCCATATTGAGAGAGAATTGACTGGCATCATCTGTATTAGTTGTAACATTTATTTCTCCAAATCGCTTCCCAGTCCATCTGTCGTCGCTCCACGTTACTTGGTTGTTAGCTATGTGTATACCAGGCTCCCCATAGCCATTTAAGGTTGTGAAGTCCCCTCTTACGCTAACATTACCCGTAAGGTCAATATTTCTCGCTTGTATTTTGACCGCTTCGGGGGATTGATTGATTTTGGATATGATCTCATTAGCAGAGACCTTACTTTCTAGGCCATATTTGGTTAACCTCACCTCAGTAGATAAGGAACTTATGTCTTTTTCTACACTCCTTATTATTGCACTTATAGCATTATCTGTTTGAGTTATGGTAGTATAATTTTTGCTTACATAATCTCTTAAGCTATTGACTTCGTTATTGGTGTGCTCTATACTAGCTCCAACCTTTGCATCTACCCCTTTTGTGATAGATTCGACACTAGAAGTGATGCGGTTGTCTGTCTGCTCTATCTTTGACTTAGCTTGGGTTATCTCTTTGGATAGGTCTCCTATATCCTTATTGACTAAGGTCTTTAAGCTCCCTACCTCTTGACTTATTTTCTCGTCTGTCTGGGTCTTGGTGGAGTAGTTAGCATTTAGATACGTTTTTATGCTAGCTTCTGTATCCTTTCCCATCTGATTGATAGCTTGTTCTTGGGTCTTACTTGCACTAGTGATTTCCGCTGTGATTTCTTCTCTAGCGACTTTAAAATTGCTTTTAATACCTAATATCTCTTTATCGATAATCTGATACTTATTTTCGGCGGTGGTATTAAAATCATCAAATTTATTAGACAATTCGCCTAGTTCTATATTAGCTTCACTTATGCTCTTACTTGCACTTTCAAGCTCTAGGGCTAGGAGGTCGTGCCTTTTCTTAAAGTCAACCTTAGTATAGTCTATGCTATCCCCTAACTCTTTCTTGACCTTGGCTAAGTCTTTATCTATTTTATCGTTGATATTTATATTATTTTCGCTTATACTTGCTTTAATTCCTTCTAGACTATCAGCAAAATCTTTATTAGCTGTAAGCTGGTCCTTTAGCGAAATATTTATACCCTCTATAGTCTTGTCAATCTCTAATTGCTTATCTATTATAGGCTTGGTTTGGCCTGTCTTAGGGTCTACATAGGTTGTTGATTCTGTTATGGACTCATATATCCTGCTATCAGTTTGTTCTCTTTCAGTCTTGTAAGTCTTAAAACTATCATCGGTATATCTTTTAGCAGTAGATACAGAGCTTTTTATAGCTTCATCTGTGGTTTCAAACCTTACCCTGGTTTCCTCCCACATTTCTTTTGTAAGTTCTATAGTCTCTTTTACATCATCAACTATGTCTACTGGTCGATTAGCCAGGGTCAACTCATTTTCAAAAGGCTTATATGGATAAAATCTCCCTCCTGTTATCCTAAATCTTTCTTTGGTCTTCCTATCTTTGTCTATAAGATATACATAGTCTCCAACCTCGTATTTTTGAGCATAGACACCTACTGCTTCGGATAAATCTTTAACCTTAAGTTTTATTGTCATTCTAGGTCTAGATAACACTTTAAGTTTTTCCGCTGCCGCTTCTTTAAGGTTCTCGATGTTTGTATATCTTTCATCTTTCCAATGGTAGGTTATAGTCTTCCAAGAATAGGACTTGTCCTCCAGATAATCTTTGCCATTGTTTATTTGATTAATTTTAAGGCCGTTCATACCCTCAGGAATTATCCTGGTAGCAAACTCAAAAGATTCTTCCGTGATATCTTTATCATCAATATTAAAGTCATCCATAAAGTAAGCCCCTCTGTCGGTGCCTAACTCTTTTCCCACTATGATTTCTTGTTTGCTTGAATTGATCTTGTACTCATAGTTAAACTTCTTTATAGCTTCACTAAAGACCTGCCAACTATCTTTATGGTCTGCTGTAATTGTCCTTCTCTCTTTGAGATTTCCGACAATCTTATAAGACCAACCCTGTGGTAAGATTCCTTTTAAAATATTTTCAAAAGTCTGATGCGGAAAGTTTAAACTCTTATTAAATTTAGCTTGTAAGGTGTAGACTGCTTGCCTACATTCCACCTTATAACCGCCATAAAAGGGCTCGATGTTCTTTATATCATATAGCTGGCCATCTTCGATTATTTGGCTTTCCACCTCAAAAAGATGTCTATATTCCTTAGGTATTTCAAAGACAGGGCTTATTAGTTCGTTTATGCCTACATCAAAATATAGATTTCTATAGTAAGAGAAAACAAACTGTTCATCTATATCGTTTTTATAAACTAGCATAAGACCCTCCCTTCAAATTCTAAGAAGCACCTAAAGCCTTCTTTACCTTCTACCAATATATCGACATAATCGGTGATATATGGAAAGCTTATTATATTAAATTGGTCTTCCATATTTGCTATATGTAGCCCCTTTTCAGAATCTATAATCGCTTCTCCATCTAATCCATGGACGCTTATATCATCATCAAATCCCTTGATTCTCACTTCATACGGCGTTTTGCCCTCTAACCTTATTCTGCAAGGAGTAGGAAGATTTCCGTTATTGTAAATCCTTACTGTTTCGCCTATAGGGATTTCATTAACTTGCGTATTAAGCATGGCTATTGCTTGACCCTTAAAAGTAACATTTTTGTAGAAATATCTCGTTTCCACGCTCTCAGCTAAGAATCTACCTTGATAAAATATTTCATTATCAAAAGTGATTTTTGAATATTCTAAAATACTAGATACTTTATTTCTGTTTTTTCTTATTTCTTCTTTAGTTCCTTTAAATTCTATAGTAAAAGAGACAGGGGCGAAAGCTGTCCTCTTTTTACTATAAAAAACTAGACCACTATCAGTCTTAAACTCATCTCTTACGACTTCGGTATTCCCGATTTCAGGATATGCCAAAACATGAGCCTGATATGGCCTTAAATCTTTAATTAAATTAAAAGCTATCACCCTCTACGCCTCTTTTCTTTACTAATTTCTTGGCTTACAATTGGAGCTACTGCTTTTCCTATTTCTCTAGAATCTAGATTAATTACACTTGTTACAGCTCCATTTGTAACTTGTACTTCTACTTCTTGTTTATTTTGTATAGATCCACCTGCAAGGCTATAAGCTAAGTCTGTGCCTAGTTTGCTATTATTCAGTAGGACTGTTTTCTTTGCTTTATCTCTAATAGCTTCCATGGTATTTCGTATCTTTTTAACTGCAAAGCCTTCTTCATCTTCAATACCTATTCCTAGACCTTTTGTAAGCATTCGTCCGACTTCGTCCCTCATTACTCTAGAAGGGGAGTGTATAGCTGCTGCTCTTTTAGCTGCCCATACTGCCGATTGCATAACTGAGACCGCAGCTGATATTACACCAGACCTACCGCCATATATACCGCCAGCAAGACCTGACATAAGATTATATCCAGCAGAAGAGAAAGAACCTCGATAGCCATTTACAGTCCCTACCATGCTAGAACACATTGAAGACACGGTTGACTTGGCTCTGCTTGCTCCTCTACTTATAGCTGATACAAGGCCATTCATCATTGAGTTAGCATTTGACTTTACTTGGCTTGATGTATTTCTCATCTTTGCGTTTATACTGTTACTCATGTTGTTAAACTGATTTTTAACCTTATTAGAGCCACTTGTAACCGCAGAGGCAAAGTTATTCATCATGCTTCTAGATTGATTTGAAACATTAGAACTTAGGCTACTAAAGGTTGAATTTATTCTAGATTGCAAACCGCTAAAAGCACTTTGTACCCTATTAGCTCCGCTATTTACACTAGATGTTATATTGTTCATCATGGCGTTGGCACTTGCACTCGCTCGGCTAGATGTAGCATTTAGAGCTGATTGGATTTGATTACCCATAGAGTTTACATCAGCTACAACCTTGTTAGCTCCAGAGCTTATAGCAGTAGTGTAGCCATTCATAGCTGTACGTCCTGCATTTTCAAATCCAGGAACCTTACTATCTAAAGAGCTTACCGCTCCTTGTCCTACTGCTTCGGTTGAAGCATCTACTGTAGGCTTGGATAAGTCTATACCTCCCGCAAATTGATTGCCTAGCTCGTTACCTTTGGTTTGGGCTTCTTGACTACTTGCATCAAGATTATCTGTTGCAGTTTGCCCTAGCATTTGAGACCTAGTAGTTACATCCATAGTTGAGCGTCCGATACCGTCAGCAAAGTTCGTTCCAGTATTTAAACCCGATTGTTGAGCGTCATTGAATAGTAAAGACGATCTAGCCTCTAGAGGATTAGCAAAGGTAGTTTGATAAGCACTGGAAACATTAAATTCCCCACTTGATACACCTTCGCCATAGGCACTTGCGTTTTTATATCCTAATTGACTCAAAGCTTCTTGGATATTTGCTTCGCTTAGCCCCATATTTTTTAGGGCTATATAGGCTTGTTCTGCTGTTGCACGGCCTGCATCAGTACCTGCACCAAAGCCTTCCATATTTAAAAGTCCAGCTTGGTTCATAGCTTCTACAGCTTGTAGAGATGTAAGACCTGAGTCGATTAATTGTCTGTATACTCCTAAAGCAGCTTCACTTGCTGAACCAGAACCTTGGGCAAAGGCATCAACATTTATCTGACCTTTGCTAAACATTTCATCAAAAGCTTCTAATTCGGTAAGTCCCATATCCATCATAGTCTTATATTCACTTAGGATACTTTCTTTACCCTCGGCTGTCCCCGTTTGATAGCCTTCCATATTCTTTCGGGCTATTTCGGTAGTTTTTTCTACAGCTTCTATTTCGCTAAAGCCATCCTCCATAAATTGTTGGAGAATTTCTCGGTATGTCTGTCCGCCTTCTTCTGTACCATTTACATATCCATCGATGTTAAGGCCAGCAATCTCAAAGAACTTTTCAGCTGCTTCCATTGTATCAAGACCAGATGTTCTTATGGCTGTGTAAGCACTTCTAACATTTTCTGAACCTTCGTATATAGCTTGGGCGTATTCTTCTACGCTTGCCTTACCTTCTTGCCTAATAATAGCTCTAGCGTCTGAGTCTGATACTCCACCTTGGATTAGGTCTTTGTAGGCTGTTGAAATGTCTGTAGTTCCGTCTTTTAGACCATCAACAACACCTTGGACCATGTTTTCTCCAGTAGGCTTAGTTTCAGCTCCATCTACTGAATCATTAACTTTTTTAGGTAGGTCTTTAGCCTTGTCGGAAACTTTATTTTCGTTTTCTTCCCAACCTTGTTTGATACCGTCTATAAAGGATTTACCTATGTCTTTAAGCTTACCTACACCAGCTTTCAGCTTACTGCCTAGTACTGATATAATCCCTTTAGAGTGAACATCTGCAAAAAAGCCTTTAGCTGCATCTATACCGTCGCCTATCTTACTAACTAAAGATTTCCCGACATTCACGAGGGCGGAAGCTCCTTGCTTAATCTTGTTCGCTATTGATCCTACGATTTTACCTGCAGAATTAGCAATCTTTGGTATATCGAGGTTAAATCCTTTTATTATAAAGGCAACTAATATACCACCTACCGCTATAAGTCCTATAGGATTTGATAAAATTCCAGCTATTAAAGGTATTATTTTAGCTGCTAAACTAGAAATAAGAGCAAATCCTTTAGAAACACCGCTTCCTAAAGATTTCATAAGGCCACTTCCGACCGTTGCAAGCTTACTTCCTCCAGCTTTATTAATTCCAGTCGATAGAGTAGTAACTATATTCTTACCGATACTAGATATCTTTCCAGAGCCTGTCTTTATGCCCTCTATTAAAGGTGTTATAGTTTCAAGGCCTGCCTTTTTCATAGATGAGGCTTTTCCGGATATACCTTTAGCTATACTGTCTACAAGCTTTCCGCCTGCAGTATTTAACTTCAATCCTTTATCATTAAAAGACTGTATCAAATTACTAATTACACCATCTGCAGACTTACTTACCGCTACTTTCTCTCCAAGTATTCCTTTAGCTAATGACGCCATCATTTTCTTAGCTACCGCTGGGCCTTTAAAGGCTGCAAAAGCTATGGATAAAGCCATTAATATTTGTGGAACAGCTTTCACAACGACGTCAGGATTTTCTGCTATCCCTCTAGCTATGGCTTTAAGTAGGTCAAGCCCAACTTTTAAAAGTTTTACAGCATTTCTATTAAAGCTTTCGGCTAGTTTTCCTATAATTTCTATCGCTTTTGGTACTAAGATATGAGCATTTGCTGTAAGTCCTTCTGCAAGTTTAACTAAAATATCTCCGCCTACATCAAAGAGTTTTGCTCCTACTTCCATAAAGGCGGTTACTAGGGAAGTTATAATCTCGGCTGCACTATTTGCTAGCTTATCAGAATTCTTTTGTAACCCATCAAGTAAGCTTAAGATTATAGTCTTACCTGCCTCAATAAACTTAGGAGCTTTACCAGCTATCGCCACCGCTCCTTCTGCTATCATATCACCCAAAACCTTAGGAAGTTGCCCTATATCTCTTGTAACAACCTTGTTGAGTCTATCAACCTGCTTAGTTACTGATTGGACTACCTCTCTAAAAGGATTATCGACATGCTCAAATAAAGCTATTCCTAGCCCCTCTAAGGCAGACTTTAATATAGTTAAATCGCCCTTAAGGTTGTCGTTCATGGTCTTAGCCATTTTCTCTGCAGCACCTGTGGAGTTATTGATAGAGTTAGTGAGTTTGTTAAAGTCCTCATCTGAAGCCTTTAAGACCGCAAGCATACCTGACATTGATTCTTTACCAAACAATGTAGATGCTGCTTGTATTTTTTGTTCTTCGCTTAACCCTTTGAAAGACTCTCTCATTTCACCCATAAGCTGATTGAAAGGCTTAATTTCTCCGTTGGAGTCAGTTATAGATATACCAAGCTTATTCATTTCATCTTGGACTTGTTTTGTTGGGCTTGCAAGTCTAGCTAGTGCGTTTTTCAAAGAAGTTCCTGCTTGTGACCCTTTGATTCCTTCGTTAGCCATTAGTCCGATAGCTACACCAACATCTTGAACTTTGTATCCTAACGCTCCCGCTACTGGTGCCACGTACTTGAAGGTTTCACCCATTAATGATACGTTGGTATTTGAAGCGGTTGAAGTCGCTGCCAAGACGTCGACAAACTCACTTGTATCTTGTGCAGTTAGTCCAAAGGCAGTTAAGGCGTCCGTTACAATATCAGAAGTACGTCCTAAATCCTCACCAGAAGCAGCAGCAAGGTTCATAATTCCGGGCAAACCATCAATCATTTCTTGGCTCTTCCAGCCTGCCATACCCATGTATTTTAAGGCTTCGGCTGATTGGGTAGCAGAGAACTTTGTTGTAGCTCCCATCTCTTTGGCTTTGCTTCTTAAGGCTTCTAGCTCTTTGCCTGAGGCACCTGATATAGCTTCAACTTCGCTCATAGCAGCGTCAAAGTCTGCCCCTGCTTTTACTGAGTAAGCTCCAAAACCTGCAGCTGCCACTCCAGCAGCCTTAAAGCCTGTCTTAATTCCACTTACCGCCTTATCTGTAACACTTTTTATGCCGTTACCTGCTGCATTTGCCATAGCGGTAAGAGAAGACAAGCCACTTTTAAATCCTGAGGTGTCTAGCTTGGTATCAAATAGCAGTTTACCATCACTCGCCATATTTCACCTCACTTTCTTTATATTTGCATGCTTGCCATCATAGACCTTGCAAAGGATCTTTCTTTTTCCTCCTCGGTTCTTTCATCTGGCAAAGCATAAAGCTTTTTCATTTGTCTATAGTATTTCTTTTCATCCTTGCTCATCTTAGATGTAATTTTCATGGATCTAAAAGACATTATTTTTGAGAAAAGACACTCGTCATTAAGACTATTAAAAAGAGCCTTAAATTCCCACCAGTGAAGATTAGCGGTAAAAAGATTGATATTGTAGCACTCCATATAAGCTGAGTAGATATAAGACCAGTCGTGTTCATATGAATAAACCTTACTAGGGTTACTAAAGTCTGAATCATCCTCCTCGCTCTCTTTCTCTTCTTTGCTATTTTCTATCTTTTGACCTAGTCCATAAAAACTTAATAAGCCATCGAATAATTTTTCCAAATCGTCTAGACTTGTAATGGAAAAGTCATCTACTAAACAAGTATCTAAGACCTCCATAATTTGCTTATCTGCTTTCATATCTTCATCTAGCATAAGCTCTTCATACTTAATCCAAACCCTAAAGTCGGTGTTTATAGCTATCTTTCTGCCATTTACATCTATAGAGCTTGGTAGTCCTTCTATAAACTTATTCACTTCTCATCAACTATAATTCCGTCTACTGCTTGCGTATGCTTGGCAAAAGCAAATGATTGAGTAAGCTTTTCAAGCTCCTTATTAGCCTTATCCACTTCCTCTACCAGATAATTTCCTATAGATATATAGTCAGTTAGTAAGAGGTCATCTCCTCCAAATACCTTTTCTTGAATTTTATCCATAGCCCCAAATCCTAGGATTGTATCATAAGCCTTTCTAAGGGCTTGTTTAGCCTCGGTAGAAGACATTGTATTGAAGTCTAGATTTCCCATATCAGTAAGCTTCTTAGCTAAGTCTGTATCATGTTCAACTTCATATCTTAGCAACTGTTCATTTCCATTAAGATCTTGATATTCGAATTCAAAGTTAATTAAGTGTCTTTTTTGTCTTTTAAATGCCATAAAATTCTCCTTTTATATCTTTATTTGCAAATTTTGAAAATAAAAAGGGAGCTTGTCGCTCCCCTAAGTTCTACATTGTTTCTGCGTGTGCTGGCTCGCCTTCTGCCTTACCCTCAGTAAATTTAATTGTTAGCCATTCAGAATCTCCTTCTTCTAATTCGGCGTACCCTTCAATTAATGAACCATTAGCTTTAAAAGAGCCTGAATATTGGAAGGCATCTGTCCCATCTCCCTCTGAATCAGGTACTATGGTGTGGTTTCTCTTAATAGCAAAGTATTTGCCTTCTTGACCTTCAATTGCCTTGGCAAAATTAACTACTACAATATTTACTGTGGCATCATCCGCTAGTAGCTCCTTGTCGAAAACTTCTTGAATTCTATCATGTACTGGATTGTCCTTGTATCTGTCTAGGGTGAAATCAGTTGAAGAAGTCATACTAGTTGATGAGGTTCTCTCTGATTTTTCATCAACATATTTTCTTGAATATTCTTCAGTTTCCTTAGAAGTTGGTAGGTCTGTAAAACCTTTCATTCTGTAATATTTTCCGTCTACTTCCATAAAAGAAACTACATCAGCTCTTAAAACTAGACCCTTAAATTCTTTTAAATTTTGTATTGTTTTTCCATCAGCCATTGTTTACCTCCATATAGACTAATCTCATTTGTATTTGATATTGACTAGAGCCCGTTTCAGCACTAGACAAGTATCCGTTTGTTACTATTTCCAGCTTGGTTGGGTATCTCTCCCCCTCTAAGTCTGGATAAATTTCTTTGTAGTTCTGTTCCTGTATCCACTCAATCAAATCATCAAAAAAAGCAGAGTTTTCTAGCTGCGTAACTAGATCTCCGCTCATGTGATTTCTTGTAGTAAAGATAAATCCAAACTGCTTAAGTTCGTCCCCATCTACATATTTTTTAATTGTTGGATTAATAGGCTCAGAGTAGATTCCGTACTCTAAGGGCTGGTCCCCTAGGAAATCTACACTAAGCCTTACATCATCTTCTAAATAAGGGCAATCTAAGAAATATTCCCTTATACTTTCTATAATTGACTTCATTTTGCTTTAGCTCCTGCTATACTTGCTGCACCTCTAAGGATTGAGTCTTTATGACTTGACTTCATACGCTCAAACCAGCGGTTGCCCCTCATGGGTGCCCCTTGGAAATTAGCTGGCTCATAGTACCATCTTTTCGCATAAGGCGTTTGTTGTACTATCCTTCCGCTTCCTATACTTGTTTGAGTAGTAACTGACCCTATAAGAGTTCCCACATCTTTCGGGGTATAGGGGTCCATTCTTCTTATGCACTCGCTATCAATAAATTTCTGGACCTCTCCACCTGTTTCTAGGTCTCTTTTCTTTAGGGCTTGTACTTCGTTAAAATCAAATTTACTAAAATTAATCATTAGTTCGCTCCTATCCTGGTGTGCTGCATTTTCTTAGATCCAAAATCATAGACGTCGGAAACAGTAACAATCTTAGCCTTATACTTAATTGCGTATTCTTTAGCGGTCTTTAACTGCTCTATTTCTCTTTCGTTATCGTTTCTGATTAATAAATCCTCTACATCCACTTCTCTAAGAAGCTTTTCAGGTATAAAGCAAGTTATCTTGTCTATATCGTCTCTATTTCTACCTGTACGATTGGTGTTTATCCCTCTAGTTTCCTCCCAGTGGCAAGGATAATTTCCTAAAACTGCATAAACATTTTCTCGATTAACTATTTTCTTTTTAACTATCGTTACCTTCGCATTAGTTAACATCTACACCTCTGTACATTAATCCTGTATGGATAAAAGCTTCTTTAATCATTTGATCTATAAAGCCTGCCACTATTCTATCTTTCTTATCTGTTGACAAGGTGTTAGCTTGTACATATTCCACTTTATGTTGGCCTACAGTCTCCGATTTGATTTCTCCTGATGAATTACCCTCTGAATTATTTAAAAGCCCTTTATCTTTAAAATAGAGCCCATTTATAATATCTTCTGTAACCTCATCAATCCTTTTCTGTAAGTTCTTGTCTCCTTCGCTTATCCTTTCGAAAGTTAAAAAGTCTATACGCCTTCTAATCCGTCTTTGTAAGGATAAGAAAAGCCCTTCGGTTATCTCAACCTCTGGGCTTCGCTTTTTAAATTCTTCATAGGTTAACATAAATTAACCCCTTTCTGCTTAAGCTTCTGGGCTAGCTGGTTCTCCATCAGCTGGTTTTTTAGCTTCAAGTTTAGTTAGTACTCTAGCAATTGGAATTTGCTTAAGTGGGAATGTACCATCTTCATTTTTAACTACTTCCCAGTTAGCACCTTTCTTAAGTTCTGCTTCAGTTGGTGATAGTGAAGCCATAGAAGCCTCAGTAAAGGAAATGCCTCTAGGAGCAAAACAGAATCTGTCCCTAGTATATAGAGTATCTTCACCGCCGTTTTTCATTGGATTCCTGTCAGTCTCATAAGGCACCTTTGCACCTGCTTTAGTGTATTCAAAAGCTCCTTGCCCAAAGATATAGGTTGTGTACTCACCTTCAGCACTTACTGGTAGGGAGTCATCAATGATGATTGGTCTACCATTTAGATTAGCAAGTGCCAAAGGTCTTTCTATTCCTCTAGCGTCTGTATATTTAGCGTATTGGATTAAGTTCAGATTCTCTAATTGAGTTGCCACAGCTGAGTTCATAATAGCAGCGGCAAAGTTCTTCTTCCTTGCTCCAAATGCCTGTTGTAGAGCGTTATTTAATGTTACTTGACCGAATACATCATCTTTGTATGTGTGACTATCTACAAACTCCTTATCTTTTGCTTTAGACATAGAGAAGATACCTTCAAGGATTGCAAGAAGTGAATCTTGTTTAAGGTCTGCCCACCAATCAAGAAGTTGATTAGCAACAGTTCTCATTGGGTCATGTCCGCCTGTAATATCAAATACAAAGTCTTTTTCAGTCCATGCGTGAGCCCTACCGATTACTACTCTTTTTTGGTAGAAAGTATTAGTTGAATCTGAACTAATATCTGTTTGTCCGTCGTAGTTATCAGCGTCCCCTGATAGAATCCCAGCAATTGGAGTAACGATAATATTACCTCCCACTTGCTCGTCCATTCTAGTTTTTAGGTCTGGTCTTTCTACAATAGCAGTAGAATTTAATAGTTCATTAGTTCTTTCTCTTTCGATTGTGTCGACATATTTTTCAAATACTTCTGCATTAAAATATGTTTTGTCAAATAGTTTAGGCATTTAAACCTCCTATAAAATACCTTTCTTGTTAGCTTTGAGCATTTCTTCATAGGTCATATCCTTAAGTTCCTTATCTCCTAAGCTTTGAGACCTACCCATGCTTCTTTGCTTTTGCTCTTCCTCGACTTTAAATAGGTATGAGTCGCTTTCTTTTAGCCCCTCTATTTGTGCTTTTAAGTCGTCATTTAGGTTTTTAGAATCCTTTAGGCTATCGATATCAAGTAAAGCTTTAGCTGCCTTTAAGTTTCTACTGCCCGCATTAACTAAGCCTAGATCAATGGCGTTATTTAGGTTGATTCTTTCAATGTCTTCTTTAGCCTTAATTTGTGCTTCCTCATACTTGTTTTTGTATTCCTCCGCACTTGCCTTAATGGAGTCTATATCCATATCTTTGAAGGCTTCTATTTGCTCATTTGCACTTTCTACTTGGGACTTGTAATTTTCATTTTCAGTCTTTAAGGTCTCATATTGATTTTTTAAGTTGTTGTAATTTTCTACTTCTTGACCTCTTAGCTTGAAAACTTGTGCTATCTGCTCATCATTTAAACCTATTTCTTTGAGTTCTTCTGTCTTCATAATCTCTCCTTATCCTAAGCTTTTTAAGTCGTCGCTGTGACTTTAGATGGTGATTTCCTGCATTTTAGGTCTGCTTCGACCATGGCAGGCTGACTGGGATTTGAACCCAGACTTGCGGTTTTGGAGACCGCTATTCTTCCTAGTTAAATTATCAGCCCATAAAAAAAGACGGTTCTCCACCGCCTTATCTTCTTATTCCATTGTTCACGTTATAATATCTTTGCTTCTTATCAAGTTTCTTAAACTCTTCCTCTGTCAGTATCCTTTTCATAGCTAACTTGTACTTTTTTTATATGGATATTTATTGCTGTCGATTAGTCTTCTAACATTTAAAGCATCTTTTTTGCATAAAAAATGAGCGTGTTGCTCATAAGCACCGCCTTCTCTGATTAATATCCATTTTCTTTTAGGTAGTTTTGGATAATATTTTATTGTAAGTTTCATGTTATCTTGTAAAAGTATTAAGACTATTAGCCCTAAGGCTTCCAGCCCTGTTAAAATTCTTATAAAGCTGTCTTTGTCTTTGTAATCTAACCTGGGCTATCGTCTTGCTTTCTTTATCTCCTACCTTGCTATACATCATAACTCTATGCTTGTATTTCCTGATAGTTCTTTCTATTTGTCTTTGCTTTTGGGTTGCTTCGTAATAAGTGTATTCTTTATCTTCAAACTCGAAAGGCTCGGGATCTATGTCTTCAAGCATTTCTTTAGTCCATGCTCTTTCTGATATCCCTTCAAAAAACGGATACCAATTATGCCTGCAATTTGCACCCATGAACCCCGTTACATCTCCATAGCCTATATCATCAAGGCTTAGGTATTTGGTGTTATCCCCTGATAAGGAAACAATCTGACCCTGCCACTCTGCGTGAGATGGTCTCGCTCCAGCGTGTGCGGATATCTCCATAAGGTCTTGCTCCATTTCTTTTGCATTTGCCAAAGATATTTCCCCAGTCATTTGATTAAGAGTAGTCCTTACAAGCATCTTACTTGCTGACTCAACCGTGTAGTTTCTTCCCGATTGCTGGTAGTTTATTACTCTTATCCCTGAATCTGATAGGTCGTTTATTAGACCTCTTACTACTTGTTGACTAGAAAAAGCCCCGCTTGCAACTTTAAAGGTTGCTTGATTGAGTGTTTTCTTATAAAAATCATTAAGAAGGATACTCTCACCATTGTATACCACTCCTAAAGATTTTGTTATATTAGCGTTTCCTAAGATAAGCCTTTCCATGGCATTATCTACTATGTTCTCAGCATGCTTATTCTTGCTTAAATCCACTAATCTTTTATTTACTGACCTATAGGCCTTCACCTCATCTTCGTAGTGCTTTAGGCTCGATCTATTGACTATATCCGATATCTCTTCGTCTATATCCTCAAGATGAGGCTTTAAAAGACTTTCTATTTCCTCTGTAGTATATCCATTTTGAATTAATACTTCCGCCTGTCTTTCAGCAGTAGCAGTTAAGTAGCCGTTCTTCTTTATTCTTGTAGCTATATCTTCTAAGATATCATCTTCTAAGCCTTGGTATAGCTCGATAAGGTGGTCGGTTACCCTTTCCATGTATTCTGGGCTTAGCATTATTCTTCCTCAGCTATATCGCTTCTATTCTCTTCTACTCCTGCCTGTATATCTCCTAACTCATCATCAGTAACACCATATCTCCATTTTAGATATGCTTCTGGCTTTAAGATACCTGCGGCAACTTCCTGTAGCCTTATCTTTTGCTCGGTTTCTGAGTCCACTACAAGGCTATCATCAAAGTCAAAAGACACTTGGCAGTCCTCTTTATATGGGATGGATAACTCCTTATACCAATACTTTAATATTTCTATAAAATCTTCTAAACATATTGCCAATTCATTTTGTATATCTTTAACGGTTGAATGGGACCTTTGCTGACTGGTTTTAATTTCAGTAGCTGTCTTGGCAGTAAATTCCACGTCTGATAAAGTCCCATTAGCAAGTCCACATAAGAACTCGATTCTCTTTAAGATCTCATTAAGACCATTAAAAAGTGAAGAATCTCTAATATCTGGGCTAAACACTTCATAGAAGTCTCTTCCTCCGTCTCCCATATCAAGGCCTAGGTTTCTGAATAGCCTTTCCTTACCTGCAGGAAGTTCATTTGCATTTTTAAGGGCAGTTATATCTGCGTCAATAGCAAGTTCCGACCCCTTATACTCCCAAATAATTCTCTGGTACTGTTCGTCTGCGTCTTGGATTAAGGATAAAGCCCTAGCAAAGCATGAGATACCCTCGTTAGAGTCTAAATCAAGGTTATTAGCCTGTGGGTTTTTAAAGTAAGCAAACAATGGCCTGTCTGAATCAACTATCATCTCTTCCGCCATGTCTGCCCACTCTTCCACCACTCCTAAGCTTATCTTATCCCCTAATACCTCTTGATTATTTGATAGGTAAGCTGTATTTGTGATTAGATATTCATCATCTATCTTGTGTTCTTCAAGCCTAGTAAAGAAGATATCTTTATCTTTCTTATCTTTTTTCTTTATCCTATCTATAAAAACAATATGATTGATTTCTCCAAAGCTTGTAAATCCTAAAATTATAAATTTATTAGCTGGAACGATATCAATATCAATAAGCTTTTTTGAATAGTCTTCTACATAAGGCTTAACTACAATCCCACCTAATGCTAGTCCGTACTCGGTAAACTTCCTTATGTGCCTAATGAACTTTTGATATATGATATCAAGGTTTTCATCATCCACCCTAGTTTCTAGCTCCATAGTTGTTAGCCTTGCAAGTTCAGATGATATCGCTGCACATAAATTTAAAGATTGCGACGTGTCGGCGTCCCTCATATCTTCTAGCCAAAAAGGTTCACCGTGGTAGCAGTCTAGCCATATCTTATAATTATTTTCTATATTGAGGGCAAGGCTACCCAGCCTCTCCCTTATTTCTCTATCTAACATCTTTGCTCCTAAGCATTCATCAATACCTTTATAAACTTCTCCATGGAGTACTCAAAGGCATCTAGGGTATCTATATCACTTGTACCATCATCAAGCCTTATATCCTCCATTTCTTCTTCCTTCCATACTGCAGTAGATAAAGCATCTTCTAAGCTCTTACAGTTTTCGGTATAAAAAAATCTATCAGAAGCCACCAAAGTATTAACAAGTCTTATCCTGTCGTTGATTGGGTTCTTGATAGAATTCTTAATCTTTATATTTAAATTTGCATCTAACAAGGCTTTTTGCATGCCCTTGATTAATACTTGTTCGGCACTATCTGCATATATTAGGTCGACATTGCCATAAGTAGATTGAATAACTCTTACAAAGTCGATTAGTTGATTATATAAATCTGTAGGCTTATCAGGTTCTAATCTCTCAGACCTTAACGCATATACCTTTTTAAATCCTCGACTTATGCCTGTACAAACAAAAGCGTGTTTTGAATTATTGCCACCAAAGTCCACTCCAATCTGTATCATCTGTAATTCGTGAGGTTTTTCTTTAATTAGATAGTTTTCCGGACCATGAGCAAACTGCTTATATATAAGCCCCTCAGCTACTACCCTAAGTCCTTCTATATCCCTCTTATACCAAACAGAATTAGGGTCATACTGGAGTTTTATCTCCTTCTTCCTTTGGTCTGAAATATTTATATTGTCATCAATTGTAAAGTGCTTGTAATTATATCCGCCAAAATCTATTCCATCATCAAGCATTTCCTGATATTTATCTATATGATCAGCATAAATAAAATGATTAGGACTAGACGGGTTTAAGTCCCAAAAGAACTTCCTTCTTTTAGCTGCTGCTGTACGGTTAAAGGCTTCCTTGATTGAGTCCTTGTGGTGTAAGTTTATCTCTGTAGCTATCCACATACCGAAGGAATTACCACGTATCTTTTTATATGAATCAGCCTTGGCAGCACCAGCAAATATCACTATTCTTTCTCTAAATTTTGTATAAGGGCCTTTAATAATTAAGGCTTCATTGCCTTTATGTTTTCCCCATCTGCATTGCCCACGGAAAATGTATTCTAATCCAAAGCCATTGGCATCTCCTATGTTTAGTTTGGCGTTTGCAGCAGTTGACCCTGTAGCAAGGTGCAATCTATCCTTGGTCGTCCTTAACTCATGGGCAAAGGCATATATATTGTCTACAGTCTTTCCCGCCCTTACAGCACCCTCTGCAATATTATAGGTATTATCTTTACAGTTCCTTATGTAGTCGATATGCTTATCAGAAAAATTAAAGGGTATGGTTTTTCTCTTCTTAATCTTTTCCATAAATCATACCATCTATATCGTCTAAGTCTTCAACCTCTTCTGATATACCTTTCATGATTTCAATTTCTGTCTTGGTCTTTTGAATTTGAGTTTCTTGTTTTTCTTTTTCTAGTCGTTTCGACTCATTATCTACAGAGTCGTAGCCCGCTCTATCTAATATGGTTTTTATAGCTTCTAGTTTGACAAATTCACTATCGGCATCAATTAAATCTTTTAGTCCTCTCATTGCGGGAGCTACTAATTCTTTTAAGAACTCTCTTTGAAGTTCTTCTTTTTTATTTTGAAAGTCCTCTTGTTTTTTCCACCTCGATACAGTTTCTTCTCTTACATCAAGTTTTTTAGCTATTTCTCTTTGTGATAGATTGGTGAAAACCATTAAATTTATAGCTTTATCCTGTTTGCTTGCCACTGTGTTCCCACCTCTCAAAACTTGATATTTTTTGATTCGAATAATGGACGACTTCGTCGATATTTATTACTCCATATTTATATAACGGCGACGTAAAGTTCGGGTTAAGTTTTAGCATTAATTTCGCAGCGTTTATTTTATCTCTAGCTTTTACACTATTTAAATATAACCAAGCTGAGTTAAATATAACGCATCTAATAACGTCTTCCCTGTTGGATACATCGATATCTTTTTTGTTTTCTTTATCAACTAGATTACAAAATCTCTTTTGTTTGTTAGTGAGTTTTAATTCTAAATCCTCTACTAAATTTGCTCCATCCCCACCGATAGTCTGGTTATAACCATCTCTATAAGAGTTATAATTAGAAATATGCTTCACTTCTAAATCAAACAATTCATCTTTAGAGTGTGCCATGTCTAATACTTCAATAGAAAAGTTATTTTTTCCGTATTTCCTTATAGCTCTTCCTATATATGAGTTCGCTTTACAATGTTCTTTAAACCTATCTGATATATTTCTAGTGGTTATGCCGATGTATTTTTTATTATTTATTGTATTTGTAATTAAATAAACCACTCCGTAAGGGTTTAAAACCTCATATTTATATTTCTTCAAAGCATACCACCTCCTACTTTTGCTACTCACTACCTAAAAATATTATCGAGACTACCATGTAAATTTAGTTAAAAGAAAAATTGAAGTAACCGCTAGTAGTTTTTATACAAAAGGAGAAAAACATGGTAGCCTGGATAGTACTTTTAGGCATAATAAAAGGCGGTATTTCTACCGCCTCATGATTACAGAGTTAAACACTACTAATATTGTCCATTTGTTTATTTAGTTACACTTTAACATTCTACTTAAATCATATCATTTAACTTAATTTTGTCAACCTTTTACTTATCTAAAATAAGTATCTTATATAATTTAAGCAAAGCAACATCCGACTTCTTCCATATGGCATTGTGAGATACCCCATACTTTGTAGCAAGGCTTCTCATGCTTTCTGCTCCATATACCCACTTTTGATATATAATCGCTTCAAGCTGTGGATTATCTATCATCTTGATAGCTTTCCTCATGGATCTAACCTCTTCCTTTGTATGGTCGATTTCTTTTTCGATTTCTTTTATCTCATCTAACACCTTGATAATCTTATCTTCCTGCGATGAACCACCTCCTTTAATAGGGTCTGTATTGCCAAGGCCTGACCTTACACCATCTATACAATCTCTCTTCTTGATTATTTCATCTTTCTGAGCTTCAATGAGTGCAAGATTGGCCCCATAGATTGCCAATTCGTCTTTTACTAACTGTTTTCTTCTCTTATTTCTTTCTTGCTTTAATTCTCTTACAGATTTCCCCAATTTCTTCCTCCATTAATCAAGCATTGCTCTTACTTCCTTATCGATGTACAGTTTATAATTCCTATCAATCCTTTTCTTCTGACTATAAGGCACTCCTGCTTTCCACTTAAAGCTCATACAAGCAACCCTTAGGCTCTACAGTAACAGGCTCATAGTGGTACATACAATCATCACGCTTGCCTTTCTTGCCTATATAAATCTTGGCGTCTGCTATGTCAGCAAAAATCTTGTCGACCTTAAAAGAATTGTAAACAAATTTAAAAACAACATAAACAACCTTATCTACCACTAGATCCAAATCCTTTCTCCCTTCTATTGTCATAACTTGTTTGTAAATTGAGCCGCGTTTCAGCACTTACATCTGTAAGCTTTTCTATCTTCTTAGCAAGGTTATAATCCACCGCTAAATCTCCTGCGAGCAAATCTCCGTACTCCTCCACACTTATACCTAGTTTTTTAGCATAGTCGTCAAGCATGATATCCCCCAGGTACTCGCCTGGTGGGAAATATCTTGTATCGCTCTCATGCTTCTTATTATTCATCTTCTAAATCCTCTTCTTTGATAAAGGTTCCATTAATTGTGCGGCCTTTCCTTTTGCTTATCTTTTCATACGCCATGGACAAACACTCCATAGGATCTATATCTAACTGCTTACAAAGGATAATCAGCGTAACAAAGATGTCTCCCATTTCAAGTTCCATATTTTCTTGAGTTTCTATTTGCTCATAATCAGAATAAACCTCCTCTGGAGATTGACCAATTCTACATAAATAATCAAACTCACTCTTAAACTCAAAAACTTCCTCGATAAATTTCATAAACTGCTTATCAGCATTTTCGCTATGGAGCAAATCCTTATCATCTGCCCATTCCAAAACGAACTTTTTTAATTCTTCAAAATTCATCTAACCCAATCCCCCTTTTTAAGGCTAAAAACTACAGCATTATCATAATTTCTTTCCTCAAAGTATATTTTTTCTATATCGTAATATTCGTATCCATAATTTTCTAAATAGTTAACGTTGTCTAGCTCAATTGAGCTTTCTTCATCAAATTGTTCTAAAAATTCAATGAGTTCTTTAACTTTCATTCTTTTTTCACCTTATAAATGTCTTTCTTCGTATTGATATTTCTTTGTTGTTAAGCTACTACTACCATCCCTATTAACAACACGCCTCATACCTTCATCTGTTTTTAAATAGTTAAAGTAATAAACCTCTTTCAAATCTTCCTCAGTATAGTCTTCCTTTGGATTAAGTTCTATCCATCTTTTGATTAAAGGCTTAGTATTATACCCTCTTGAATAAGCCTCCTTCTCAAATTCTTTCTTGTTCATTTTTTAACCTCAATAGCCTAAAGTAACAGAAACCGCTTTATCTTCTTTTGAATAGTCTATATCTACCACATCTATATCAGTATAAACCTCTTCACTTTCACTATAGGATACAAATACATCTTCAAACAACTCAAATTTCAACTCGCTCTCTGGGTCAAAATCTTTGAAATCTTCTAAAAAATCTTTTATTTTCATTCCGTAAACTCCAATTTATAATCTAAAATCCTGCTATCGGTTTCTACTTCCTCGGTAAGTAAATACTCATCTATCCAATTTTTTATATCTTCTTTTAAATTAACGTTTTTTATATTTTCTTTAATTACTGCTATGTCCTGGTCGCTAACTTCTTCGTAACATTCATATCTAAAACTAATCTTGCACTTTCTCATTCTTCCACCTCTTCTAAAATCTTCTCTAACCTTGATAATGTAGATCTTGCCATTTCTCGATCTCCCATATATAAATGACGCAAATCACGATAACCGCCATAGTGTGTTAAATCTCTAAAACATAACAATAGATTTTGACACTCCACCTCTGTTAATTCAAAAGTAATATTATTTGCTATTAACTCCTTATTTAATGTCAAAAATACACTAAGTGAATCAAATTCCCATTCGGCCGTTCCTACAAAAGTCAATCCATGTTCAGTAATCTCTTTATCACTTTTCTTATTATCATATATCAAGGTATCATTAAAATTATCAACTACCCCTATCTTTAAGTGCATCTGGTATTTATATTGTGCTTTTTCCATGGCCGCTAGAATACACCTAAATTCATAACTCTCTTTACTAAGATAGCCCGCCGGTTTATAACCATATTTACTTGGTAGCTCCCTTGTTCCGTAAATGTAGTATTTCATTCTTCCACCTCTTTTAGAGTCCATACTTCTAATTCATCTTTTAGAATTTCTAAATTTTCTTTAACTTTTTCTTCATAATAGTTTTGTGTATCAGCTCCTGTAGAAGCCATAGACCATATCAGATAACGTAAATGCCTAATATCTTCTTTAAACTCTATTTTATAAGCTTTGTAAGCCATTAAATAATCTTCGATTTTATCAACCATATCTACGATTTCACAAGCATCGCCAGGTGTAGCATAGCCTAATCTGTTTACCTTTTTAATAATTCTTTCTGTGAGTTTTAAAATCACGCCTCTTTTGTTTTTGGTCATTCTTCCACCTTATCTAATAATTACCTTCATATTCATTGCCTGATATTGCCATAATCACAACAAGCTGTTATTGGTTCTAATACACCTTCAATTGTCCAACTGATGTAGTAAGTATAGTCCTCTTTATCAAATTCGATATTGCCATAATCACAACAAGCATTTTCGAAAGAACCTTCATCGGTGAAGATATCTCCTTCATATATTTCTTTTCCGTATTTATCTTTTAAGTCAATGGATTTCATCAATGTTATATCGTTTGTAAGAAATATAGTTTCTAAATTTCCATCTCCATTAAAATCAACTAAAATAGTGTTTTCATTCATAACACCAATATTATAAATCATTCTTTCATATCTATGAAAATAAGCTCTAAATTTAGGTATCATTCTTCCGCCTCGCAAAATTCTTTAACAGCTTCCAACATTTTCTTATCCTTATCATCTTTTTTTTCATCTGTTAGGCGATTGTATACTCCTCCCTCGGGCGTCTTAAGTAACCTTATACTTTTATTAAAAGGTTTATTTTTTCTTTCGAGAGTAATATTTATTTCCTCACCTACAACCTTATAATCGCAATCTTCAGCAATTTTCTTAAGTGAGTCAATTCTCATCTTCAACCTCCACCAAGTAAAAATCAGTTAAATTATTAGCAAACTTTTTCTTAACTTCCTCAATTTCTTTAAGGGTAAATTGCTTATCCTCCCACCTAAACCTAAAATAAAACTTCTTTTCTTCCTCCCTATCCTCTGGAGGTGTCTCGGCAAGCTCCATAGCCTTTAGAATAATATCTAACTCATCTCCACAAAATCCCTTTATATTTACTTCCAAAACTCCAGGACGAAGTTTCCCGACTTTAATTTCAATATCATAATGTTCTTCTGAATATTTTCTCGCAGTTATAGAATAGTTATTTTCGTAATATCTGTAGCCATTGTCTTCTACTATTTTCTTATATTTTTTAGTCTTCATAATATCTCCTTCTCAACTCTTGTCTTTTTTACTCAACTTTTTAAAACGTTGATTTTTACTAATTTTAATTAACTTTTAAATTCCTACTCAACTTTTGGGCCTTTTACTCCCCGTCTCTACTACCTAAAGGTGCATAATAAATGTCTCTAATTTTAAATGCCACTACAGAATAATAATAGTCTCCATTTCCGTTATCAGCATATAAGTCCGCTTGTGCTATCTTGTTTTGATTGTGAATAAATACCACTTCTTGCGTAGTAGAGGATTCATCTTCGCAATAATTTAAAGCAGGTTTATTAAATCTTATATCCGTGATAACTGCTTCTAATTCAACGTCTTTGAACTCTCCGTAAGCCATAGCACAGCAGTCATATTCTGTCATTTCAATATTTATGATTGACCCATCATCTAGTTTTAAATGATCCTTACTCCACTCAATAATTCTTTTCCCTACAAGCCTATCAATCATTTCTTGTTTGTCTTTATACTCAATTTCGTCGTAGCACATTTCTTCCTCCTTATCCCAAATAAGCCCATTGCCTATATACTAGAAATAAGAATCTTAAGCATATAAGTATCAGTATTCCACTACTAACCATCTTAGCTCTCTTCATGTCTGCTATCTCACACCCCTGCTTTACAGCGTAAACCGCCATAAAGTAGGTCAAAACTCTTATCATTTGAGGACTCATGCTCTCTTAACCTCCCAATCCTGCTTATAATTCTTAATCATCTGGCAATCTCGATATTTGCCATTATCAAATACAGCCAATCTATCAGTAAGAAATACCAATCGTCCTTGCCTAATTCCCTCTTTCTTCTCTGTTCGGTTGTAATTCTCATATGCTTTATTTTGTACACCTGCCCAATCTTTAAGTCGGGCTTTACAACTAAAGGTCTAGTTAAACCTGCCATCATATCTCCTTAAACTCGTACTGCGGATATTTATACAAAAACATCTTCTTTTTTAATTTATATACATCCGTCTTGAAGCCTTTTACATCTTCTACGACCTCAATTCCCCTTTGAATGTCCATATACTTAAAATCAGCAATATAATTTGCTTTTCTTATAGTCTTGCCATCGTGCTTTTGTTTAGGTATCAGCTCAAAAACTGGCTGCAACTCCAAATCCTTAATCGCTCCACCCCTAACTAAAAGCTTAAGCTCCTGGTATCTCCTAGCTTCCTTGAGGCTGTCAAACTCAATGCCATCAACTTTCGTCTTTCGATTCTTGTACTTGTTATAAGTCAAATCAGCCTCCTAAAAAGGGATACGCCCGTCGTCTTGCACCTCTTGGAAATCATCTTCGAAGAAATCATCGTTATTTTGTCCTGTATAAGATTTTGAGTTCCCACTAGTATAATTACTCCTGTTTTGTTCTCTCGTCGTTCCTGCGTTATTCTGTGCGTTATTTTGACTACTTAAGAACTCTATTCTATCTGCAATTATGTCTGTGGTGTAAATTGTCTTGCCTGTTTCCTTGTCTTGATAGGATCCTGTCTGGATTCGCCCTATAACACCGCATTGACTGCCCTTGCTTAGGTATCGACTAACATTCTCTCCTTGTTTGCCCCATACCATAATCCTTGGGAAGTCAGCGGTAGGCTTGCCCGCCGACTCCAACTCCTCCCTTTTGTCTCTAGATAGGCCCTTATCTACCGCAAGGGTAAAACTACATACCGCTTGCTGGCTTTGTGTATATCTAAGCTCTGGATCCCTAACTAATCTCCCAATTAAATTAACTGAGTTCATCTAGTCCTCCTCGTCTAATATCTCTGCGTCCATAACTCCTCCGAACTCGCTCGCCATAAGCTTAAAATTAGCCATTAGAACCTTAGTTGCTAAGCTTGAGAATGATTTTTTAGCTATTTCAGCCATTTCTCCATCGTCCTGGTCAAACATTCCATTTTCTACATCTTCACCTATTGCAAGAACTATCGCTGTTAGTGTTGCCATTTCGTCTTTATTAAGTTTAATTTCCATAATTTCTCCTTGTCAGCCGACCCTAAAGTCGGGCTTGTGTATATATCTGTTCTCATATTCTCTTGTCATTATTTCAGCATTTCGTCTTATTTCTTTCGCTCTTTGCAGTGTTCCCTGTATTTCGCTCTTCTCCATAGCTGAGGCAATTTCCTTTGCGGTCCTAATTCGTCTAAGCAAAATCCTTGGACTTGTCTTTTTATCCGTCATAAGCCCATCTCCTTTTTGAGTTCGTAAAACTCACGTCTGGTCTGCTCGTCTAGTCCCTCTTGGTAGCTAGATCTATTTTCTTCTTCTCGTTTAGACCCTTGACTTTGCTTGTCTGTATAATTGCCCTCTAAGACCTTAACGAAGTTGTTAGGCCTTACAAACCAGTCAAAGGTTATAGCAAAGTCATTTACGTATCCCTGTAAGAATCTTGATTGCCTTATATTTTTTATGGCTTTGATTACATCATCAAGCCCATACTCATTGATTCTTGCATTTAGCAGTTTATATCTCTTAGTCCCTGTATTTAGGGCAGTAATCTTTGGTATATTGCTATCTAGAGAGTTCCACAAATTGATTATTTGATTGATTTGAGATGAGTTCATCAACTTTTTCTCTGTATCTCTATCTCTAATCTCTATCTCTTTATCTTTATCTATCTCTATATCTATCTCTGTGTTGCGTTTTGTTGCATCCGTGTTGCATTGCAACGCTTCACCGTTTCTTTGCAACGCTTTTTTGTTACTTTGTAACTCCTTTTGCTTTCTTCTATGCTTCCTAGAACGTCTAGTTGAAGCCGTTTCTGAGCCAATCAAGGCTGGAACTTCACTTAAGAAAACATCATCGTCTAAATATTCGATTAGATTATTTGCATTGCAGAAGGCAAGAGTCATTTTGATATCGTCTATTTCCTCGTCGATATCCAGGGATAATTGTTGGTAAATATCTTCATCAGTTCCTTCAAATTCAATCAATCCCTCATTGTCAATGCTTAAAAGCTGGAGCTTAAGGTAGATGATGGTGTAAGTATCACCACCAGCCACCTTCCTAAGCTTCTTCATTTTTCGACTATCGAAAAAATCATTCTTAAGCTTCAGCCAGTAATACCTTTTGTTATCACTCAAATAGATCTCCTATTCCTCAACAGGCACAAAGTCATCTCCGAAGAAGTCATCTTGCTTTCCGTCCTTCTTGTCTTCGACAATCTCGCCTGTCTCCTTGTCCACATTGTCTGGCATATCATCTGCCACAATCTCGTAGTCGACGTCAAAGTTACGTTGGCCTGTATCGGTCTTCATGCTGTCCTTGAAGTTCGCATTATCAAATTGCATAGCTTGTACAAGCCCTTGGGAGTCAATAGCCTTAGGGGCGTATTTTAGGACTTGTATGAGGCAAGACTTCTTGGCCATGGAGTCGAAGTCTGTTTTCCATGGGCCTGAGTAAAAGCTCTTAGAATAGGTTTTTCCATACCTTTCCGCATCGGCCTTTGACATATAAAATACGTCTTGGCCACCGTCCTTGGTCTGATAGATCGCATAGTAGCCCATAACCTCTCCACTATCGCCAGTCAAGCAAGGTTTATGGCTTATCTCTCCAGTACCGTAATCTATAGCGAAGTCTTCATTTCCTCTAACTTCTCTTGCTGTAATCCTCTTAAATTGTCCAGTATTATATGCTAATTTTAAAAGCCCTTTGTACCCGATTTGAAAGTTGACTGTAGATCCATAAGGAATCAAATAAGCCTCTCCTAGTGGTGTGTTAAACTCTAGCCCTAATTGTGCAGAGTTCATAATTGCAGCAAGTAGACTTTGTTGTGTACAGCTGGCAAGCTTAGGATTAGAGTTTATCGCTGTCAAAGCAGTTCTGATAAACTTATCCACAGGTAGGTAGCTAGGTAGGGCATTTTGGATTTCTCCCTTCATGCTCATGAGTAAGCCCCTTACTGTGTCTTGCTTACTAGTCGCTGGCTTGCTTTGTGTATTTTTCTTTAGTGCGTTTTTGGCGTTAGTCATGTTTTCCTCCTAAAACCCTTCGTCTTGTTCTTCTAATTCTGATATTCTTTTCTTGAGTTGTTTTGTCATTTGATAATATTCGTCTGTTTGGCTTCGTGCTGAATATAACTGATCTAGAATCTCTTTTTGTTTATTTTTTAATTGATCCACTAATGTTCTCATCCTAGTAATTTCACGTTTTAAAGTTTTAATATAATCTTTTGTTATATCACTTAAAACATCAGGATAATTTTTATTTCTCTTAGTCATTTAAAATCTCCTTTACAAATATAGCGTCGCTATTTTTCAACATCTTCATGAGCTCATCTTCATCTTTCCCATGTTTTATAACTAAGACAGACCCTATCAATCCCGCCATTTGCATTAAAGTGAATAATCCAGGGCGATGTTCATCATTCGCAGTAGCTAATACATCTTCGAAAAGCTCAATTAATTCTTCTTCGCTGTTGTTCCACACAGCATCTATCGATTCATGCATTGTTAACTTTAGTAACTCTTGTAATCCCTCGAAAATACCTATCAAATTCTTTTTAGTCATTTGCAATCTCCTTTAAATAAAATCTTCTATACTCTGACTGTCTTGTATATTCTTTGTATAAATCTGGCTCTTTTTCCTTAAATTTCTTACTATCAAATCTGTTACTGACATAAGGCTTATATGATACAGATATGAAGTCATTAGACCCGAAATTGTTATCCTTTAGCTGTAATTTAATCTTTTGCTCAAACTCCTTGTTATCTGCTTCTAGTGTCTTTATAAGGTCTTTTCTTTCCTTGTAGGCCTCATAGTCTGTCTTATCTACTTCAAGGTTTACCTCTTCTTCAAGGCCACCTTTAAATCTATCTTTAAGGGCCTGGTCATACTCGCTCGTCCCGTCTGGTGCTGGGATCTCTCCCTTTTGTACGTAATTTTCCCAAAAGTCTATTTCTTGGAATTTTAACATCTCGATAACTTCTTCATCTTTTGGGATTTCTCTTATGATAAAATCTGTTGAAAAGATTAAGCATGCTATATAGCACTTTTCAGCTCCAGTTACCATCATGTAGTGGTGGCACTGTAGTTCATAATTTATAGGAATTGCTCCATCATCCCACTTATTTTTTGCAAATGGACTTGTAGTTTTACACTCAAGGATGGCGTTTTCTCCTACTACTTCCCTATCTATATCAGCAAGTAGATAAGGGTGGTCTGTATCTACCATCATAAAATTATTCCTTCTTACCTTTTTGCCTGTAGCTTCTGTAAATCTCTTAGCCACATAATCTTCAAGATCTCTACCTTGTCTAAGAATTTCATTATCTATATCTTTTACAGATTGCCCTGTCTTTTCAAAGTATAGCTGGGCCTTTGATTTCCATTTGTTAAGGCCACAGGCGGCCGCTGCATCTGAACCGCCTATCCCTTTCTTTCTTAGTTCAAGCCATTCTTCACGGCTTAATTTTGAAACATTAGCGATTTTTTCCATTACATAAGCCCCCTGTAGTACTCGCTTTTCAACATCTTCTCATCTTCCTTGGCTTCTTCATCTATCCTCTTAAGATAAGCCTTGTCTTCTTCGTCGAGCTTTCCTGTTTCAATATCCTCAAAGATAATGTCTTTGATCTTACAATTATCTGAAACTATATATTTTGCCTTAAGGGCTTCCTCTATATCTCCGTCATAGTCCTCCTCTATCGCTTGTAGTGGGATATCTACTTCATCTTCAACATATAAGACTCTTGTAAATGTAACTTTCATAAACTCTCCGCCCTCCTTAAAAGGTTCTCCCTTCCTTGTATCTCTATATCTAAAAGCTCTATCTTATCTTCCTTGTCGGCTTCGCTTTCCTTTTCAGCTAGCCAGTCCCTTAAGAATACCAAATCATCAAGCTTAAGGAACTTAAGTGTATTTGTGAACTCACATCTTCTTTTAAAATTCATTTAGCTTTCTCCTTCTAAACATGGTATAATAACCATGTAAATTGTTATTTTTAACTTGTCCCTTAGTTCACGCTAAGGGCTTTTTTATTGCTTGGATCAATGCTTAAAAGTATTTCTCTTCTATATCCTAAGATTTTTTTGTGCTCCCTCTTACGACTTCTTAGGTCCACCCCTTCTACTACTTTTAAATCTGGTCTTTGATTTCTTCTGTTTTCTTTTTTGTTTTTCCTGCTAAATAATTTAATTGTCATTTTTATCTCCTTTATTTAAATAGATCTTTTTCTCCTGCTAAACATTTCTCTAGGGCGTTTTTGTCTACTAAATATATCCATTTGCCTCTTTCACTCTCATAACCTGTGGCAAAGGATAATTTATTTCTCTTTGCTGCTTCTCTCATAGATTGAGCATCCCAGCCCATTAACTTGCTTGCTTCTGGTAGGCTTATAAGATAATCACTCTTAGCCACTTGAACCTCCTGAATTTTTACTTTCTTTCTTTTTCTTCTTGTATCTTCTTATATCTTTCGTTTACTTCTTTCTTAGATACGTCCATCACTCCACTATCTAAGGCTTCTAAGATTGGCTCATATTGTCTTAGCTTTGTAGAACAACTTGATGCATACCCATAGCTTGCTAGTTTCTTATAAGTCCACCCAAAAGCTATTGCTCTTTTGCTAGCATTTTTGTAGTCCTTTCCTAAGGCGTTTTTTATCATTCTTGTTACCTTGTCTTTTATGATGTTATCTTGCCAACCTTCAATTCTTTCGTTAAGCTTTATCTCTTCGTCCCTTTTCAAAAGATGACTAATATTTCTTTCGTGCTTTGCTAATGTCATTGATTGCCTTTGGCTTTCCATTGCCATTTGGTTTACAGTTTGTGCTGTGCTATTTACTGTTACGGCCATCATTCTTACTAGGTCTTCTGTCTTCATTTCGTTTAAATCTGCTTCAAGCATTGGGTTATTTACTCGTTCATTTGTCCTCTTCAATTCTGTCATTTCAATTCTCCTTTAAATGTTTTTCTATATTTTTATATAATTGTTCGCTAAACTCTCTCAGGTATTTTGCTGAGTCAAGGAAAAGTTTCTTATTTTCTTTTGGTATATCGTCTAAGTATTCTGTTAGATATAGGAGTCCTCCCACATCTTGGATAAATCCCGCTATCTTATAATGAAATCCCGATACATCTTCAACTATCTTTTTATTAGCTTGCTCACTTTCTAATTTGCTCATGGCAAGTTTTTCTTTTTCCTTTAGACTTTGGTTAGCTTGCATTAGCCTATCTAGTTTCTTGTTTGCATTTTCCAGTTGTGCCTTTGTTAGATCATAATCATCTGGCACTACCTCTTTAATAACTTCTTTTTCAATAACCTCTGCTGGCTTTTCTCTCTCTTGTCTTAAATCCTCCCTTAATCTCTCGTTTTCTTCTTCCCTGTTTTTTGCTACAATTGATAAGCTATTATAGCAGGAATTTACATTATTAAGTTCTTCTTCCTTAGCCTTCAGGCTTTCCTTATATTTCTTGATTTCAGCCTGCAACTCTCTTGTAGTCATGTCTTCTACTTCGTGCTTTTCTATAAAGTCTTGGCGGACTTCCTCTGGCAAAGAAAGAATATTTACCACTTTTGTATAACTCAAATTAGCAATCGCTTGCGAATTTGGTATTTCTTTATAAACTTTCATTAAGCTATTAGTAGTGCGTTGTGAATATCCTAGATTATCGTTAACCCAATTCATCCACTCACCATGTCCAACTTTCTCTTTTGCTTGACTAAGCCTTTTCCCTATCTCCCAGTAGGAAACCACCGCTTGATTTTCAAAAAACTTAATTTCAGAAACAATCTGACTAAGACTTGTTAATTCATTCATTAATCCTCCTATTTAGTGACATAATTCTATAATTTATTTATTTTCGTCCTTTTTAGTGACAATTTAGATTAAAAAAATATATCATCCACTTTTTTATTAAAAAATATAGCGTATTGTTTTTTAACCTTATCAGTAGGAACTCGCATACCTATTTCATACATTCCTATAGAACTAACAGATATCCCAAAAGCGTCCGCCAATTCTTTTTGGGTCTTCCCGCTATCTTCTCTAAGCCTTCGTAATTTCTTAGAAATTTTTGTATTTACCTTCTCAATAACAATCACCCCCTCAAATCTCCCTTCTAGTGTATAATATAAGTAAAACACTAAGGAGAACATAATGACAAATATTCCAACAACAATTTTATACTATGATAATCTAGAATTAGACGTTCCTAAAGTCTGCCCTCATTGCCATAAAGAAATGATCCCTACAATAGTTAGCAAATCTGAGATTACAAAGTCCGGAAATCAAAAGGTATTTGCTCTACTACTTAGATGCCATATCTGCTCTAGCTTTTATGCTGCAGAGTACATATACAGCAATAGAAGCGGAAATATAAATCAAACTTTAGTTCCATATCACTATTCGCCAACAGTGGACTTAGATATCCCTAGCAACATAAAAGAAATATCTAAAGATTTCGAAGATATTTACACTCAATCAGAAGCTGCCTATCAACTAGACTTAAAGCAAATTGCAGGTATGGGCTATAGAAAATCTATCGAATTCTTGGTTAAGGACTTTTTAATATTTCTCAATCCAAAAGATACCGATAAAATTTTAAAATTAACTCTTGACAATGCTATTTCTAAAATAGATAATGAAAAACTTCAAAACCTAGCCAGGATGACTAATTACTTGGGCAACGACCAAACTCATATCAGAACCTTACATCCAACTAAAGACATTGACGACCTTAGAGATTTTCTAAAAAACTTAGTCCTCCTTATATCCTTTGAAATCAGTTATCATGACGGATTGGACACTATCTTATCAAACTGATCAAGTGGATCAAGTTTGCCGATATACCTACCGTTTGTAGTGTAAAACTGTTTTACTTCCCTGCAAAATTCATCATAATCATTTTCTATATCATAAGTCGCTTCTATAATAGAGGTGACTTTTATTCCTTTTGGAACAACTTCACTTCCTATTCTTTTATCTAAATCATTTAATAAATTATTATCTTTCATATTTTCTCCTTATAATCTTCATAAAGCTCCCACCAGTCAAATTGTAGTAAAGATTATTAATCAACCTTAGATTCTAATAAATTAACTTTAGATTCTAAGGTTTTTAATCTATTATCAAAGTCATTATCTTTAAATTTAAATTCCATACAAGTAGAATCTCTCTTTATATTTTCAAGACTATAAGTTTCCTGATAAGTTCTATTCGCATTTTGTCTTAAAATATTTATCATTTTGCTATCTTCATCTACAGTTATAGATATATTTTCTACTTCATTGCCTCCAGTTAATGATATTTTAGTTTCTCTTTTACTCATCATTTCCCCCTTTCTTGTTTTGTTAATTATATTATATCACATATAGTGACAATTACAAGTATATTTTAAATTAATTTAAGATATTGTCCTTAAATGGGACAGTTTCGCCTTTTGTTTTATCACGCACCGTGATATAATAAACGTAATAAGTCACATATTGTGATTACAGAAAGGAGACCTCATGAGAATAGGCGACAAGTTAAAATATTTAAGAAACAGTAATGATCTTAGTCAATCCGAATTAGCGAAAAAATTAAACATAAGCAGATCAAGTATAGGAATGTTTGAAAGCAATGCAAGAATACCTACAACTGATACCTTAATAAGATACGCTCACTTCTTTGGTGTATCTCTAGATGATCTATTAGGAATAACATTACAAAATACTGAAAGCAATAGTACAAAATATAAAGTTCCTGTATTTTATGCGGTTGCTTGTGGGAACCCTTTTGTCGCTGACGAAGATATAATTGACTGGGAAGAAATCAACCCTAAGTTAAAAAGTCAGGGTGAACACTTCGGAGTAAAGCTAAGAGGCGACTCAATGCTACCCGACTTTAAAGATGGTGATGTAGTTATAGTAAGAAAACAGTCTGATGTAGATAGTGGAGATATAGCTATCGTACGTGTCAATGGTGATGAGGCCACTATGAAAATTGTAGAAAAATCACCAGAGGGAATTACTTTAATAGCTACAAATCCGAGTGTATTTTTGCCCAAGTTTTATACAAACAATCAAATTGAGACTACCCCTGTATCAATTATTGGAAAAGTCATTGAACAAAGGAGGAAGTTTTGATAATCATTTTGTAGCGAATAATCAAAATACTATAAAGTAAAAAAATACTATAGGAGGTAAAAATGGCACTTATAATTTTAGCACTAATTATTTTATGTATATATGGATCAATTATTAATAAAAAAGAACTAATTCAAAATGGCATGAAAAGCTATAAAAATTTAGAAGCAAAGAAAAGTGAACTAGAAAAAGAATTAAGAGAGTTAGAAGATACATATAAAATTAATAAAGAGGATTATCTTAAATTTAAAGAAGAAACAAAAATGGAGGTAATAAAAGAAAAATCAGAGGAAATCAATAATTCAATCAAAGAGCTTAAAAATGACGAAAATATTTTGATTGATAGAGTGGATGATCTGGAAAAAAGATACAAAGAGTTAAATGCTGTAGATTTTGGTGTAGTCCCTACAGATTTTGAATTTGAAAAATCAGAAACATATAAAGAAAAATTAAAAAATATCAAACTAAAAGAATCAGAAATCTTCAGAAAAATAAAAAGCAATAAGTCGACCGAAGTTACTATAAATTTAGATAAATTAAATAGATTGCTCTATAATGCATTCAATACATTCTGCGACTACAACCTAAGTAGACTAACATATAAGTCATATCCAACAAGACAGAAGCAAATACACACCACTTACAACAAATTAAATAGATTGGTAAAAGATGTTACTTCTATAGATGAAAGATTGTTAGAGCTAAAACTTGAAGAATTAGAATCATCTTATGCATACTATAAGTTAAAAGAAGAAGAGAAAGAAGAACTAAGACTTCAAAGAGCTGAAGAAGCAGAAAATAAGAGAGCTCAAAAAGAGCTGGAAAGAAAGCAAGCTAAGCTTGATAAAGAAATTGAAGCTTTAAACATTGCCAAAGATAAAGTTAATGATAAGTTATTAGCCGCTAAAGATGATGAAATAGAAGCATTAAAACTTGAACTTCAAAGACTAGAAACAGAAATAAGCGGTCTTCAAGATGAAAAAACAGATATCGATTATCGTGTCGAAAATACAGGTGCTGGATATGTATATATTATTTCGAATATAGGTTCATTTGGTGAAGAAGTTTACAAGATTGGAGTTACAAGAAGACTTGACCCTTACCAAAGGATACAAGAACTATCCTCCGCCTCAGTACCTTTCAAATTTGATGTACATGCAATGATTTTCTCTTACCAGGCTTATCAACTAGAAACAGAGTTACACAGATACTTTGATAGTAAACGACTAAATAAAGTAAATAACAGAAAAGAATTCTTTAATATCAAGCTAGAAGATATTAAAAAAGTATTAGACCTTCATAAAGAGCTTACATTTGACTTCAATCCAGATTTTGAAGCAGAAGAATATAGGGCAACTATGAAAATTATAGAGTCTGAAGAAGAGATAAAAGAAATTGAAAATTAAGCAAACTAAAAAGCACCAGGCGACTAACCCTGGTGCATTATAAAACCTGTAGACACGACATTTAATGATTAATTAATGCCCCTGTCCTCTTTAAGTGTACCATAGTTAAAAGAAAGGAGCAAGTATGGCAAGAAAAAGAAGAAAGTTACCCAATGGAACGGGGTCCATAGAGAGGGTTAAGCTCACACCTCACGGCAAGACAAGGGTCAATCAATATAGGGCAAGACTCCCTAAAGCTAAAGGTAGAAAGGATATAGGCTTTTTTAAGACCTATAATGAGGCTCTGGACGCTTTGATCAACTACAAAGAGCCAGAACCAGTAGTAACCTTCGCCCAGCTTTTTAAAAAGTACACATCCACCAACGACTTTAAAAATCTAGTCAAAAAAACACAAAACCGCTACTATAACTCATACACCAGATTTGAAGAACTACATGATAGGGACATTCATGAAATAAAATACTCAGACCTCCAAGATGTTCTAGATCAGATGGAATTAGATGGATATGAAAAAATAAAAGACGGTGAATTAAAACATTATGAATACTCAAAATCATCCATAGAAAGATTAAAACACCTAGTATCAAAAATCTACACCCTAGCAATTAAAAACAACATCATCCAGCTAGACCTATCAAAGTATCTAGAAGTAGGTGGAGTAGGAATAAGAAGAAAAAAAGAAATCTTCACAAAAGAAGAAATCGAAAAACTTTACTCATCAATCCCAAAAAACCCTAACGCTATGCACGTCCTAAATCTAATTTTTACAGGCTTTAGAACAGGTGAGTATATAAATCTACCAACAAACAAAATAAAGCTCGACACGAGCCAAATAATCGACTTTGGAGAGAAAACAGAAGCAGGTAGAATAAGAAAAATGTTCATCCACCCGAAAATAAAAGATATCATGACATACCTAGTCCAAGAAAGTAAAACAGGATATATCTTAGAAACAAAAAAGCAAAGTGGAGAAATATATCAGCCAAGCGACACAACCTTCTACAAAAAAATCTACTACCCAGCCCTAGATAAAGCTGGAATAAAAAAGAAAATACCCTACTCATGCAGGTACACCTTCGCCACCATAGCCCACCAATCGGGAGTAAGTGACAAAGCCCTACAAAAATTAATGGGACACACCAACTTTAACATCACCGCCAACTCCTACATCCAGGATCTAGATGACTACATCTATCAAGAACTCCAAAAAATAGAAATCTAA